AATCTCCGGAAGTTTGTAATGAAATCCATTCCACAAGATGCAGTTGCTGTCTTTATTGGTCGTCGTCGTACTGGTAAGTCGACCATTGTTCGTGATTTGCTCTTTCATCATCAAGATATGCCAATGGGTTGTGTCATTTCCGGAACCGAAGAGTCGAACGGTTTCTTTAAAAAGATTGTCCCACCCATGTTCATTCATGGAGAGTATAATCCAGTTATTTTGGCAAACTTTGTCAAGCGCCAGAAATTGGTGATGCAGCGTATTCAGCAAGATGAGGGCAAAGGTATCAAATCGAATATTGACCCTCGTGCCTTTATGATTTTAGATGATTGTATGTATGATGATTCATGGACACATGACAAGAACATTCGCTATCTCTTTATGAACGGTCGTTGGTTGAAGGTCTTCTTTCTCATTACGATGCAGTTCCCTCTTGGTATTCAACCTGCACTTCGTACCAATGTTGATTATGTGTTTATTTTAAGAGAACCCTACATGAACAATCGTCGCCGTCTCTATGAAAATTACGGTTCTGCTTTTCCCTCCTTTGAATTTTTCTGCCAAATGATGGATCAGTGTACGCAAAACTATGAATGTCTGGTGATTAACAATAATACACAGAGTAATAAATTGGAGGATACGATTTTCTGGTACAAAGCGGAAATTCATGGTGAATTTAAGATGGGTGCACCTGAATTGTGGCGTCAGTCCGAGATGTTAGCGCGTATCAAAGAGGAGGAGGATATTAATCAGTATGATCCTCGTACTTCGCAGAGACTGAAAGGGCCTGCAATCAATGTAAATAAGAAATATTAATAGAATGAATCGATACAGTAAACATCTCTCTGGTATTGTGTTTATGATATTATTGGTTGGAATGATCGTATATTTTGCTGTAAATCTACGGTCTTGTGAATCCTTTGTGGACGCAGGTCGTTGTGGCGTGGATTTGCCCTCGTGTTCAGGAAAACGCATACGGTGTATGAATGGATATTGTAAATCGGATATCCCTCCTGAGCTTCCTTGTCTATCCGATCTACCTATGACACCACCAACACGCTATTAATTATAATAAGTAGAGATGAAACGCGTAAAAACAATGGGGCTTGGAGCCATGTTGTTGCTACTGATTCTTGCTGTTATGTTATTATTAACTCGTAAATCAGTATCCGGATTTGAGAATTCATGTATTCAAGTGACGAGAGGTGATAATAAATCAGCATGCTGGTGTGATCTATCCGATGATAAATGGCCTATAAATGTACAAGGTCTAGATTATGAAGATTATCAAAATTATAAGAAACGCTTCAAAGAAGCATGTATTAATAATACATTACTCCCATGTATGCCTAATACATTAAGTGCTATTTATAAAAAGTCATATGGAATTGATATCACATCACTATATAACATGTTTGATATTAGTGAACAACCTGCATTGAGTGATTATAATAGATCGATGATTCTAAATCAGTTAATAGGTATCCAATCAGGTGGTAATTGTGCAAAGTAAATTTATACCTACATGTCTCAGAAGAGTATACGGTATTTTTGAAATGTACACATTGGTAATAATACCTCACCCTGTGTTAGAAAATGGCTCACTCCAAATCAATGGGCATTGGTGCAATGGTTGTTCTACTTATTATTGCAGTTACCTTGCTACCTATGATTGTTCGTTATGTCAATCGCATGGAGCCGCACTTTGTTTCTGGATTTAGTAATTATATGAGCCCGATGGGCTTCGAAGGTAATTCCACCGATCAGGGAGTCACTGATATTCCCGCCATTGGTCGCTCCTCCCAGCTCCCTTCGTGGCGCCCTGACCTCAATACCAATTATCTTTGCCGCTCTCCGAACGAAAGTGGAGTGCCATGCCCTGAGGGACAGTTCTGCGATGGAACGACACAGGGATGCGTGCCTGTCTATGCAGGTGGTGATGCCAATAAGAATTGGACTGGATATTATGCCTAACAAAAAACTCATAATAGTTTCTATTATTTATTTTTTGTATTACTTTTACTCGGATGGTGTTACGGATGGTGTTACGGACGGTGTTACTACCTCATTTTCTGCTACTTTCTCAACAGAAACCACCGCCTTCTCCACCTTGCGCTGAAAAGCCAAATCACCCTGACCCCCAAACATCGAGTCAAACTGGCCTGATGAACCACCTACAGGCGCACCTACCACCTGCTTTGAACCCTTCGTGCGCTCCTCAAAGAACTTCTCACGCGAGTCTTCGTTCTCCTTGTACTTCTTCATGAGTGTATTCAACTGATCATTACCATACTCCTGATCCTGAATCTCGTGCGGCGAGGGATCCCACGGTGTCCACTTGCCAACATCCGCTAGAAAGATATTGTGATACTTATCCTTCGACTGGAGCTTCTTTGCCTTGAGCTCCGCCTCCTTTGGATTGCCATAGACACCGCGTACCTTTACACCGCGAATCGAAGTGTGAAAGTCATTTTGTGCATGAAACTCCTCCTCCAGCTTAGTCTTATGTGAATACATGAAATCATCATATGCCTCATTGATCTTTGTCTTATTGAGATCTGCCTTGCTCTTCTGCACGAAGGAACCATACGAAGTCATGATATCTTCCACACGAAGACGATTCTTACGGCAAATAGCAGCGGCGTCAAATTGATCCTTCTTCTCGAGCTCGGTGGCATGCTCATTCAATTCGTCATTCACATGAGTTACGGTGTCCACCAGGAACTTCTCCAAATTCTTAATCTTCCAGTCAACCTCGTATGCATGGAGGAAACGCTTGAAAAAGAAGAGGTCCTTCTTATCGAGCACTTTCTCCGGACTCAGGAAACTGAGAAGTACATAGCGCTGGCCTGGAATCTCAGTATCCTCGTCAAGAAAATCTTCCAATACGGTGTCAGGTTTGTCAGAAGCACTCATCTCTATGTTTCTCTGTATTGCCATGCTTTAAACTCATTATACACCCTGGAATCTTCCAAATTCAAATGAGTTTTTTTCTTGGGTCTGAATATAGAAACATGATGGGCTACGGATTTGCTGAAATTGTTAACCGCGTTATTAAGTATCTGATTGAGGGTCTTGTGATTGCCGCCGCTGCCATCTTTATCCCCAAGAAGGCCCTCCCACTGGATGAGGTCGCCACCCTCGCTGTTCTCGCCGCCGTCGTGTTTGCCATCCTGGATGCCGTGTCCCCGTCGGTTGGCGTTACGGCCCGTCAGGGTGCCGGCTTTGGTCTGGGTGCCAACCTCGTTGGCTTCCCCCGCCCGATGTAAATACATCGAAATGACTATCATATTCAATAGATGTCCTATTATTTATGATAATTATATATACTAGAATGGGTAATTTCTTTGGTTGGTTAGATGCATTTAAAGATGAAGCAAGTATCGCTATGCGGGAACCTGATCCAGCAGAAAAAGCGAGACGAGATGCATCAATATTAGCCGAGAAACAAAAACAGCAAAACTTAAACAGTATAGCGAAACGAAACGAACAAGAGAGAAAAGCACAAGAAGAACGAAAAACACTAGAAAGGCAAGAAGCGCAACAATTAGAAGAAGAACAAGCAGCGAAAAATGCTAAAATGGTTCAAAATGCACCACAAAGAAAAGCAGAACACAATGCCTATATGGCTGCTGCACAAGAAAAGTTAGCTAAATTAAAAGCAGCCAGAGCAGAAAGAGAAGAAGCACAACAAAGAGCACAACAAGAAGGACAACAAGGAGGCAAGCGCCGCTCAACACGTAAATCAACGCGTCGAACGAAGAAACGCCGCGGGACAAAGCGTCAGGTCCGTTAAGTCTCCTCGCCGAATGATGTTCTGAATATCCGAATGAATCTTGCAATTATTCGTTCGCACTAAGGTCAAGGATAGATCGCGGCGCCCAACGAGCAACGGGGTCGCCAGAAAGGTTGCAAGCTGACCGTAATGAAGCTTGGTGTTCGCCCCATAATATTTCACTTGAACGATGTGCTGGAAACATTCGTCGATTAAATCAATTCCTTTATCTGTCAAAGGGAACCCAGCATCTCGTTTATGGCTCAGAGGAAGATCCTGATAGACATAAAAGGGACGGTTGTGCTGTTTGGTTAAATGGATGGCTGCGTAATATTCAAAGAGAGTGGGTCGGTGCCTAATATGGAACATCTGATCCTTCAAATAACGGAGATGAGATTGCATGGTACAAAATGTATATAACACTGAAATGATATCAATTTTATAAATAATACGTAGAATGGCGCGTGCAAAAGATAATAGTTTAAAACAAAAATTGGTAAAACCAGAAGATATCCCGAGTTTAGCGGAACTACTTGTGAGATTACGTAAGCCAGTTGAATATGGAAAGAATACGGTAGAAATTGGAGATAACCGTAATATGTACGCTCACTATTTTAAAAAAAATTCTCCGATCCATATAATTCATACAAAGAGAGGCGCATTAATTAGAAATAGAAAAGATTCTGCAGCACATCGTAAATTATATGACAAACTATTATCCAATAGAGAATTAGATCTAGATGATATATTATTGCTATGGCGCGAAAGAGTGAACGTAAATAGAAATTTAAAAGAATTTGCAGAGGAGGAAGGACATGATATTGGAGATGACAATCGTTGTATGAATTGTAACATGGAATTATACGATGCAGCTCAAAAGCCATGTCCTAGTCCTAAAATAAAAAGAGAGCCTCGTAACAACAAGAAATTAAAAAAACCTGCACCACCACTATTTAACTATCGTTCTGCGCCAGTAGGAAATGAAATTGTGCCTCTTACTTATGGTCGAATAACTCAACCGTATTATAAACAGTCCCAGCGTAAATTTCTAGGTGAAAGACCTTTAACCCCTGAAGAATATGCCAAATTGCAAAATGAATATAACGAGGCCCAATATGCAGAATATCTTCAATTTTTGAATGAGCAATTCAAAGGCGATAACAATGGAAATAATGAAAACTATGGAAATAATGAAAACTATGGAAATAATGAAAACTATGATAACAATGAAAAAGAAGGAGGAAGACAATACAAACGCAAGGTATTGCGTAAGACACATCGCAAACGCAAGGCGCAGCGTAAGACACATAAACGTCATTAAAGTTTCTCAAACATCGAAAACATTTTAAGACCCTCGTGAAACAGACGGACATCCGCCAAAATCTTTTTCGCGAGCGCCTTCGTATTTTTATTGCGATAGGATGAAAAAATCCACACATTTGCATTATATTGTTTCCAGCGTTGATACTGGCTGTAATCGGATCCAATTGTCATGTAAATGCTATAGAGTTCCTTCTTGTATGCCTTGTGTGTGTCGTCTGTTTGCGGAGTGATTGTTGCAGTAGGGCATGGAATACTATGCGGACAACTCTTTCCAGGGCCACATTGATGAGTCTCAATCAATTCAAAGGAATCCTCAAAAATGAGCCCCATCCATTTTAGCATGCGATCCATTTGTAACTGATCGAGTTCGCGCTCATCATCGGTATCAGACCGAACGAGCGTCGGGGTGGGTCGGTTTCCTCCTGAAAAATAAGAGGTGTAGATACCCGTTAGGCTCGAAGCCATGATGGGTGCAATGTTATTCACCACCAAATGGTACATAAATTCGGATGCCACGGTCGCCATTTGTTGTAGGAGGGAATTATTTTGTACGCCCTATTTTTTTCTAATAGCTTTTTCAAGTTAATACAAATTTCTACATTGTAGTCGAGATTTGTATTAACACCGCATTCATAATCCACAATTGTGCCGTTAGACCGTTCTTATATAGCCCCATTTCATATCAGAACAGATCTGCTCCCATGTCTTATCCTGTAAATACAACTTATCGCGATTTTTCAGCAACGGAAAGCACGCCAGATATTCATCCATCTCCAGCAATTCGCAAAACTTATAAAGGACATATCCATACGACAAAAAGTTGCGCCGGCCCTTCGGGCAATGCTTCTTAAACGATGGCTGAATCTCCCGAAACATATGGCGCAGTTTCTCCTCGTCTTCGCGTGACATGAATGGCGCATTTTGTCCATTGAGCCGATTAATAATGTGAGGAATGTGTTCGTAATATTTCGAGCATTTCATCTTTCGAAGAATTTCACGCAGCTTGGTGGGCTTGAGAGAACCCATGTTGGTAATACGCTCCTTCTTGAGTTGAATCAAGATCTCATCGTAAATATCGGCGGGAATTTCGGTACTTTCCTTGGCCTGAAACTGGGCGAGCCATTCATTAAAATGATTAATTTTCTTATAAGCATAATAACAAATTTCACGAGGGGGATCCTTATATGATGGTTTATTACTGTCGACCAAAATACATTCTTGGTGGCCGCATTTCGCACAGGTGAGATTG